GCAAATAATGCTTTGTTTCGAGCAAGCATGAATCTTCCAAAAGCAGCAGAGCATTGTGGTATGACTCAAAAGGAAATGAAAATGACTTTCCGTGAATTTTTGAAATATAATAAACCTGATTATGAAAATAACTCCACTACTAAATAGAAGTGGAGTAGTTTATGAGTTATGGCTAAAGGCACTATTTACGAACATAGAGAACCAACAGAAACTGAACTTGCTTGGGTTACTGGTATATGGGAAGGTGAGGGATCTTGGTCCTATAAAAAAGGAAGAACAAGAACTTTTGCTAATGGAAAAACTTATATTGAAAAAGATTATCTCTCTATGTGCATGTCTATGACAGACAAAGATGTTATGGAGCGTGTTGGTGCTATAATGGATGGTAGGAAAATAACCTACACTGACGGTGGTCCAGTTCATAAAGCAGCAGGTCAAAAACCAACCTATTGTATAAGTCTTCAAGGTGAAGCAGCAAAAAGATGGACCGAGTTGATGAAACCTCATCTTGGCAATAGACGCAAAGAAAAGTATCAAATGATTATGGAGAAATTGAATGACTTATACGCAGAAGTCTCTTAAAACTTGTCTAAGATATCCCGGCGGTAAGAGTCGTGCTTGCACGAAACTTGACCAGTTTATTCCTGATCTTAGTAATTATAAAGAATATCGTGAACCTTTTCTTGGTGGTGGTAGTGTTGCTCTTTATCTCACAAAGAAGTATCCTGATTTAAATATTTGGGTAAATGATTTGTATGAGCACTTGTATAATTTTTGGGTTCAGTTGAGAGATAATGGTATTGAAATGCGTAATGAGTTATCTCAATTGAAGCAGCGTTATCCTGATCCGGTGAGTGCTAGAAAACTATTTGAGCAAGCAAAGGAGTATCTGAATGAAAAGGACAACGAACCCGTTCTTAGTGCCGTCAGTTTTTATGTTGTTAACAAGTGCTCTTTTTCTGGTCTCACTGAGTCCTCATCCTTTTCTTCCGCTGCTTCCGAGTCAAATTTCTCAATGCGAGGAATAGAAAAACTGCCAGAGTATTCTAAACTTATTAAGAACTGGAAGATTACTAATCTTTCTTATGAAGAGATGCTAGATGGTGATAGTAATATCTTTGTATATCTTGATCCTCCTTATGATATCAAAGATAACTTATATGGAAAGAAAGGATCTATGCATAAAGGATTTGACCATGATAAGTTTGCAAGTGATTGTAATGTAAACAAAGAGCAACCAATGTTAATCAGTTATAACTCTGATCAACTTGTTCGTGACAGATTTGTTGACTGGACTGCTGCTGAATTTTCTCATACATATACAATGAGATCGGTTGGGTCTTATAATAAAGATCAGCACGATAGAAAAGAATTGGTTCTATTAAATTATGAAGTATGAATTGAAAGACTGGTTGAACTCCATCAACTATCTCAAGAAAAATCTGATGGAAGAAGACCCAGATTGTATAAAACAGTATCCTCCATTCATTGTAAATAAGTGCCTTTCTGGTTCTATTGACTGCGTAATGTATGCAAACGAGATGAACATGAAGCATCATCTTGACAAAGATATGCAGTATCAATTTTATCTAAATAGCATCAGGAAGCAGAAGAGATTTTCTCCTTGGCTCCGTAAGGATAAAATCGGTGACTTAGAATGTGTAAAAAGTTACTATGGTTATAGTAATGAAAAGGCGTTCCAGGCTCTCAAAATCCTAAATAATGAACAGATCAATTTTATTAAATCTAAGCTTGAAGTTGGAGGAACAAAATGACCACTACTGAACCAGAAGTAACATGGTCACAAGATCAAATGGTTGAAATTAGTCTTAATGAGCCTGATGATTTTCTGAAAATTAGAGAAACTCTTACTAGAATTGGAGTTGCTTCTAGAAAGGAAAAGAAACTATACCAGTCTTGTCACATTCTACACAAACAGGGAAAGTATTACATCGTTCACTTTAAGGAACTATTTGCCCTTGATGGTAAATATGCAAACTTAACTCTGAATGATGTCCAAAGACGTAATCGAATTGCTAAATTGCTTGTCGATTGGGGTCTTTTAGAAGTAGTAATTCCCGAATCAATTTCTAATATTGCACCTTTAAATCAAATTAAAGTTCTTGCATATAAAGAAAAAGGTGAATGGATACTTGAACAGAAGTACAACATTGGAAAAAAGGGAAAGAAGGAAGAGTAAACCGAATAAAAATGTAGGGATTACAACATCCCTTTTTTTATGTCTTGTGATATAATTAGTAATGGATGCCTTAGGGGTCCACACAATCAAATCTCGCTTATTAAGGAGAAGTACAAATGTCTGAACTCATGAAGTTTAATGCTGCAAATGTCAACCAGTTGATGGATCGTATACATAGGAATAGCATTGGCATGGATGATTACTTTGATAGAATCTTTACGTTGCACGAAACTACATCAAATTATCCTCCATACAATTTAGTTTCAGTAGATAATGTTACATCTCGATTAGAGATTGCATTAGCAGGATTTAAGAAAAAGGAAGTCTATGTATACACACAAGATGGTAAACTCTTTATCGAAGGTCAGAAAGAAGATAAGGAAACGGAAACCAACTATGTCCACAAGGGTTTGGCTCAACGGAGTTTTACACGAGCCTGGACTCTCAGTGAGGACACGGAAGTTGGATCAGTTACTTTTGAAGATGGGCTTCTGAGTGTTGAACTTGGTAAAATAGTTCCAGAGGCACACAAGCGTAAAGATTATCTATAAATAATATTGAATATCGTCGTCGTAGACGGAGGGGTAACTGGCCAAATCCAGTAGACACCCCTCTTTTTTATTGCTATAATATACTTGATAAGTGTGATAGGTATGACAGTAAAATTAGTTCTAATGAAATCTGGCGAAGACATTATTGCTGATGTTGAAGAAATGGTTATTGATGACCGAACAGTTGGATACTTTCTTACAAAACCTTGTATCGTGAAACTCATGGACAGGGATATGACTACAAGAGATAAGACTGCAAAGGGATTTAAGATTAAAATGTTTCCTTGGATTCCCTTGTCAAAGGATCCAAAGATTCCTGTTGGAATTGATTGGGTTGTCACAATGACAGGACCTGTTGATGAACTCCGTAAAATGTTTTTAAATGAGGTATTGAAAGATGGTAAAATTAATTCTACTGATGAACAATCAGATTCTGATCAGTCAGATTGAGGAAGTCTCTTCCGAACTTGGAGAACCTGATTGTAAATTGAAGCAACCTTTCATTCTTAATCAGTCGAGTATGACACTCTCTCCTTGGTTAGTTGATTGTTCTTCTCAGAGGGAGTTTATGATTCACTCTGACAAAATTTTGACAATTACTGATCCTAATACTAAACTACTTGAACGCTATCAGAAGGTAATCGACGAGTGAGATTCTACACCAATGTCCAGATGTCTGGTAATAAATTCTTAGTTCGTGGTTATGAGAATGGTAGGAGTTTCATGACCACTGAAGAATTTAAACCGACACTTTTTGTAAAGTCTAAGAAAAAAACAAAGTATAAAAATCTTGCCGGAGAATATGTTGAGGCAATTCAACCGGGATTTGTAAGAGATTGTAGAGAGTTTTATAAGAAGTATGATAATGTAGAAGGGTTTGAGATCTATGGAAACGATCGTTATGTGAGTCAGTATATATCTGATACTTATTCTGAAGATGAAATCAAGTTTGATATTAAGAAGATTAAACTTGTAACATTGGACATTGAGGTTCAGTCTGAGATGGGATTCCCCGATCCAGAATCTTGTGCTGAAGAGATGTTGCTAATCACTATTCAAGATTACTCCACCAAGGAAATTATTACGTGGGGTAGAAATCCATATCAGTCTGTGAAGAGTAATGCAAAGTATATTCTTTGTGATTCCGAGAGATCTTTGCTCCTTAATTTCTTGGATTGGTGGTCAGTAAATACTCCAGAAGTTGTTACGGGATGGAACATTCAGTTGTATGATATTCCTTATATCTGTGGGAGAATCAATCGCATTCTTGGAGAAAGAAATCTGCAGAAAATGTCCCCTTGGGGTTTGATTACGGAAGGTGAAGTGTGGACCTCTGGTAGAAAGAATACTTCATTTGATATTGGTGGTATTACACAGTTAGATTATCTTGATCTTTATAAGAAGTTCACTTATAAGGCACAGGAATCTTATCGTCTTGACTACATTGCAAGTGTTGAACTTGGTCAAAAGAAACTCGACCACTCCGAGTTTGATACCTTCAAGGACTTTTATACGAAGGGTTGGAAGAAGTTTGTTGACTATAACATCGTTGACGTAGAACTTGTTGACCGATTGGAAGACAAGATGAAACTCATTGAACTTGCTCTTACCATGGCGTATGACGCAAAGGTAAACTACAGCGATGTCTTTTATCAAGTTCGTATGTGGGACAATATAATTTACAATTATCTCAAGAGGAGAAACATTGTAATCCCACCCAAAGACCGCAATAAGGCAGTCAAGGATGCAAAGTATGCTGGTGCATATGTGAAAGAACCTATTCCAGGAGTCTACGATTACGTTGTGAGTTTTGACTTGAACTCCCTGTATCCTCACTTGATCATGCAGTACAATATTTCCCCAGAGACTCTTATTGAAGAAAGGCATCCAAACGCAACTGTAGATGCAATCCTACAAGAAAAACTTGACTTCTCTTTGTATTCTGACTATGCAGTCTGTGCTAATGGTGCAATGTATCGCAAAGATGTTCGTGGTTTCCTACCAGAGTTGATGGAGAAGATGTACAATGAGAGGGTTATCTTTAAGAAGAGGATGCTTAAAGCAAAGCAGGAGTACGAGAAGACTCCTACTGTTGCACTTGAAAAGGAGATCGCCCGATGTAACAACATTCAAATGGCGAAGAAGATTTCTCTTAACTCTGCTTATGGTGCTATCGGTAATCAGTATTTCCGATATTTTAAACTAGCAAATGCAGAAGCAATTACTCTATCTGGTCAGGTATCAATCCGCTGGATTGAGGGCAAAATGAATGCATACTTGAATGATCTACTGAAGACTGATGATACGGATTATGTAATTGCTTCCGACACCGACTCGATTTATCTCAACATGGGACCACTCGTCACTAAATTTTTCGGTAAGAAGTCCGACAATAAGACAGAAATTGTGACGATACTTGATAAAATTTGTCAGGATAAATTCGAACCATATATTGAAAAATGCTATCAGGAACTTGCTGATTACGTCTCTGCTTATGATCAGAAGATGCAGATGAAGCGGGAGAACATTGCAGACCGTGGAATCTGGACAGCAAAGAAAAGATACATTCTCAATGTCTGGGATAGTGAAGGTGTTCGTTATGAAGAACCTAAACTGAAGATTATGGGTATTGAAGCAGTCAAATCATCCACCCCTGCACCTTGTAGAAAGATGATTAAGGATGCTCTCAATCTTATCATGAATAAAACTGAGGATGACGTGATTGATTACATTGAATCTTGTAGGTCTGAGTTTTGTAAAATGGATCCTGAGGATATTTCTTTTCCCAGAACGGTAAGTAATGTTAACAAGTATAAGTCTTCCAGTACTCTATATACAAGTGGAACGCCAATTCATGCCAGAGGGGCAATTCTCTTTAATCACTATGTAAAAGAAAAGAAACTTGATAATAAGTATTCTCTTATTCAGAATGGAGAAAAGATTAAGTTTTGCTACCTAAAGAAACCCAATCCAATACATGAAAATGTGTTATCATTTATTCAAGAGTTTCCTAGAGAGTTGGGATTGAAACAATACATTGATTATGAACTTCAGTTTGATAAAGGATTTCTTGATCCACTCAAAGTTATTCTAGAATCTATCGGGTGGAAGGCAGAAAAAAGAGTTAGTTTGGAGGACTTTTTCTCATGAAGGATCAGAATGCAATAGAAAATAAAGAAACTCAACCAGACAAATGGAATCGTGGTTTGGATCTTTTTATTGAAAGTGTATTAAAACCAGATAGTTCTTTGCGGCAGTGTGCCCACAATCAAAACTGCTACAATGAACTTATGGATGTTCGTAAAAACGTGTTAGAATATTTGAATACATTACGATGGGATTGATTTATGGATTTTTTGAATGATATTGTAAAAGAGATTGGTGGAGAGTATACACAACTTGCTGCAGACATTGATGAAACTGAAACGTATGTTGATACAGGTTCGTACATTTTTAACGCACTTGTTTCAGGCAGTATATTTGGCGGTGTTTCTGGGAATAAGATTACTGCCATTGCTGGCGAGTCTAGTACTGGAAAAACTTTTTTTAGCCTCGCAGTGGTTAAGAATTTTCTGGACACTAATCCTGATGGATATTGCTTGTATTTTGATACTGAGGCAGCTATCAATAAGTCACTCCTAGAGGGTCGTGGTGTTGATCTATCACGTTTGGTTGTGGTGAATGTTGTAACCGTTGAGGAGTTTCGTAGTAAAGCACTCAAGGCAGTAGATATTTACTTAAAGAAACCTGAAGATGAACGCAAACCATGTATGTTTGTGTTAGACTCTTTGGGTATGCTCTCAACTGAAAAGGAGATTACTGATGCACTGAATGATAAGCAAGTTCGTGACATGACGAAATCGCAACTCATCAAAGGTGCCTTCCGTATGCTTACTCTTAAGTTGGGACAGGCAAACATTCCTATGATTGTTACTAATCATGTATATCAAGTTGTTGGTTGTGCTCTCAAAGGAACTATGATTCGAACATCAAATGGGAATGTTGATATTTCTGAAATTGAAGTTGGAGATTATGTGAATACTA